TCGCTAACCGGCTTCTTTTCCTCATCCATCTTTCTTGGGATTTGAGGATTGATTTTGCAACGGTTCGCGTCATGTAACCACTGCATCGTCGCTTCATAGTCTGTGATGCGAGCCGAGCTAACGTTGTTCGGCGAGATGAGCTTATGAAGTTCGTATAGCGCGATTTTGACCATATGTTTTTTGAGGTTAGCATTTCGAGGGTCGTTGTATCTAAAGTTATATCCTTCTACAAGCGTGTCAGCATTCGGAGTCATGGTAGGTATCCAGACCTTGCCATCGTACTCCACATATTCAGTATCTTTGAACTCGTATGCGTAATTCGGGTCGTACTGACCGATAAGCCCCCAATTGTCGGAGTCCATCGGGTTAACGGTAAGGTCGATGTCTTCCAGGCTTATTAAAGCAAAGAACTGACCGTCCCATTCAACAACGTGCCAAAGCGCGTAATCAACGTTAGCTTCCCACGCCGATACATCTTCTATAGGCTCCCATGCCGTAATGCCTGGGATGCGAATATCGGAGTAGTCCAGGCCGTTGTATTCCACACATTCATATAGTGTATCATTAAAAGAAACGAGGTCTCCCGGATGGTAATTCATCAGCTGGGAGTATCTGTAAATCTGCTTGCCCTGTGTGCCTTCAAAATCTTCGTACTCTCGCCAGTACTCTTTGGAAGCCGGGGCCTTGATGCCGTTGATAGACCGAAGCGCTTCTACAATTTTGCCTTCATAGTAGAAATGGGCGCCGACCGGATAGGTGATGCGTGAATTATATTCGCGAAGATTCTTGCCAACCTGAAGCGCCTTCTCAACCTCGTAGTTATCTGTCAGGTATTCTACGATGGATGCTTCAGCGGCTTCTTCGGCTTGCTCAACGCGTATTTGTTGACCTCTGATAAGTTGGTTGAACAGCTCGTCAGAAATCTGGCTCAGATAGTCGTTATTATTGAGAAATCTTTGAGACATATATTAATGCGTTAATATTCAAACGACCCGTATATAGGGGTTCCGTTGAATGTCGTAATCCCGGAGCCTCCACTGGAATTGAACTTCTTCCACGGTTCATTTAAGAATAGTACAAGAAGGTAGTCCAAGGTGTCAGAGAAGTGTCCGTATCGCTCATATTTTATTCCAAGCTTGGCATCCATGATTTTTGCCTTGCTTTTGGAACCGTCCATCTCCTTGCGCTGGTTGATGAGGTCTTCTATCAACTTGCGGCATTTGAGGTCAATTTTTATGCTCCAGCCTTGATACCCGTCAAAGATATTGTTGACAAATTCCAAGCGGGTAATCTGAGACGGTTGCTTGCTGAGGAGTTTCTTCTTAGGTCGTAACTGAGGGCTGTCGAGAACCGAAAGCAAGATGGTGTAATTGTTCACCCCTTCTTCCGTCGTTGTAGTGCGCGACAATCCAGCCGGGTCTCCTGTGACCACTACCCCACCCGCATGACCGGCATTAAGCAGGTGAGCCCTGATTTTTTCGGCGAACTTCGGAGTGTTGTTCTCCTTCAACTCCGGTCTGCCGAGAATTTCTTCCAGGATATAAACCTCCTTGTTGTCGTAGTCAATCTGGGCTATCAAGCAGCTCATATAAGGCGCAACGTTGAAGTCAAAGCTGAGGATTAACGGTTTCAGCGGGTCATATTTAGAGTCTTTCAAACCGTCGACCAAATGCTTTGCACCGTCAAACTTCCAATAGCAGGCAGCATCGTTTACATCGACATACAGCCAGTTACCAAAGAGCAAGCGCTCTCTTACGCTGGGGTCGGAAATCTTATACAGAGAGGAAACGTAAGCGTTGACAAAGTTCTTGTCGGGGTTGTCATAAACGCTGAAGGGGATGTATATTTCGTTGGGTCTGCAAACAACCGGCTCAGCGTTCTCATCCAGTACGAACCTATCGCGCACCCACCCCATGCAAGGGTTGGTTGACATTAGGAGCTTAGGAACTTTTGTCGTGTCGGCAACCCGCCAACGCAGACGAGAGAACAAAACGTCAACGCCTCGCTGGTCAACTTCGCCAACCTCGTCTATGAAGCCTCCTGAAAACTCCGACGAACCGAAGCGCAGATAGTCGGGGTCGGATGGCGAATATGCCATTTCCTTCATGATGATTTTGGAACCGTTCCAGAATATCATTTCCCCTGAGAGGTTATTGAGCTTGTAATGAACCTGCTCTTCCAGTCCCCAGGATTTGGCTACGCTCTGGATGGTGTTCCAAGTTGATTCGCGCAGACTCTTGAGGGTCTTACGAGCGACAACCATACGCATATCGGGCCATCGCAAGCAACTACTGATAAGCCAACACGAGCCGAGGTATGAGTTGTGTGTGACGGTGAAGTTGTCGGTGATGTAAAGGCCTGACGGGTCATCAACGGTGATACAGAAGCTCTCCTGCTCGCCAATATATTCAACGTCTGTGATGCGTTTGCCGAGCTTGGAAGCGCCACCGTTGAAGGTTAGTCTGGCGCGTTCTCTTTTGCGCGTAAGGCCAAAAAACTCAGGAGCAAGCTCTTCAATACGAATTTGCACATCCCAGGCATCGTTACATTTTATAAACTCTCCCTCTGGATTCTTATAGCCGGCTGGATTACAAGTAACTGTTGCTATCCCTCCTAATGAACGTACAATGAACGCTACATCGTCGGCCAATTGCTTGCTTATTGAAGTATAGCTCATATGACCTCTATCGTCAATGTAGCCATCCGTATCCATTAGTCCTTTCATCAATTCAAGACGGTCTTCAATTGGAGCGTAAAGATACTGTCGCGGAATGAAGTGGTCTTTGGATTTATTTCCAGCAATGCCAAGCTTTTTTAGTGATTCAACAAGCTGACGATCGTGAATAAAATATTGTGTCGATTGATTGTTTGGCTTACGATGAGTATGAGTCATATCGTAACCGGCATTGATAAACCTATCACGTATTTCAGTGTCCATTGTTGTCATTTGTACAACACCTTGACTTAGGTAGGTATCTGAGATACAACCATCGCCAATAATGGCTCCTAAAATATATGGCTCAATAGGCAGCTTACAGTTACCAATCGTGAATTGCACTGGCTTCGTTAAAGGAATTATTAAGCTATACCCTTTATACATGCCTTGCTTTTTTCGCTGGTACCACTCATATATGCCAATTGTTTCCCAAATGCGGTCGTCGCCTTGCTCAGCGAATTGCTCTGGATGCGCTTTGGCTTTTTTTGATTTGCCACGGCTTTTATGTAATCTCCACAAATGCCCTTCAGAACAATCGGTGAAAGTTCCGTCAATAAAATGGATACGATAAAATGGGAATGTCCCTTTAGGGTGAATACGCAAAATTTTTTGCTGCCCGCCATTAATCGGATTGGATATAATATCGCCGGCTTTTAGCTCTTTTAATGGCCTGAATCCGAAAGGTGTACATACTAAACTATTGATAGATAATTGCTTTCCCCCACCCGCGGCACCGCCGCAGAGAATGATTTGGGGGATGTTGTCGTTACCGCAATTCTCGCATACAGATATATATGTAGGATTGCCATTTCGGTCGACTCCGTTTTGTACCTGGCGTACATTGCCGCCACAGATAGGGCACTCCGGTTGAAGATTCTTCCAGACGGAGTATTGACGAGGCGAAGGCGCGAAGTCAATTTTAAGATTCGTAGGTTGTTTTAGTCCGGGGATCATAGGGTTGGAAAACATGAGGGTAAACTAATTCATTGTACTTTTTGAGATCGAGGTAGTAGCGGCGCTTACGTCCGCCATCCGTCCAGATTTTGATGTAACCGGCTTTGGCCAATACCAAAATCATGTTACGGCAAGTACCGTAGTTCCCTTGGCCGTACTTCTCAGCCATCTCGCAAAAGGTGTCGTTGGTCCACACTTGGTATTGATTCCTGAACCAAACCAAGAAACCCACCGCTCTGGCAGGGGTTGTGGTGTCAAATTCTCGTTTTTTCTTCTTCATAGAAAGTGTGATTTATTTCGTTGAAGAATAGGAACCGGCAGATTCAAACGGGTGAAATTGAATTGTTAATTATTATATTTACAGCATGAAAAAATATTACACCGCTATTTTGATTTTGACCCTTGCCTCATGTACGGCGAGAGTCAATACGGGGCAATCCCCAGTGTCAGACTCTATTAGTGAGCAGACAGATACATTTGTAATTACGGCAGATACCGTCCAGAAGCCTCAGAATGCCTCAGAATCGTCTTCCAGCCTTTCTGAGGAGGATTACTTCACCTCAGAACAAGAGGCGTATGACGAAGGTTATATCAACGGTGAACAGGAAGGCTATACCGATGCCATTCATCACCTGGAGTACGGATATTTCTATGATGATGAGCCAACTTATCCAGGATTCCCCGAAGCGTATATGGATGGCTATGAAGATGGCTACCATGACGGTTTCGTTGAAGGACTGGAATGGAACTAAAAAATAAGGCCGTGCCCAACTCTCATTGAACACGGCCCCTGTTTATGGAAATAAAAGGATCAAGGTATGTCTTACGCTGAAGCCTGAACCGCAGAGTAAATTTTTTCTACTGTTGCCCACAAGTTATCGGGCGCCGGCTTATCTGCCAGTTTTTCGCAAGCGGCTTTGAGATATTCAAGCTCTTGCTTTGAGAAGTCAACAACAAGCGGATTCTCGCGGTCTTTGTTGACATCCCAGGTTGTACGCTTATTTTCGACATCTTCCTGGATGTTGTAAGTCTTGATGTCGTCGACGGTAAGCGCCACCTTTTTGATGATTTCCCGCTTCATGTTGAAATCCATGAACGTATTCTCAGCCGGGAGAATCGTGGGAATGTAAATACGGTCAATAATGTTGAGTTCCATATCGTGATTACTTAAAGTGATTTGACGTATTTCTCGATTGCCTTTACATGAAGGTCGGCGAGCGTTTCCTTGCCGTCATCGGACAGGAGGTAAGCACAATCCTCTTTGTTGTCCATAAACAAGTTCTCGGTAAGAACCGCAGGACAATTAGTACCTTTAAGAATGCCGATGTCGGAAGTAGTCCAGCTCCAAGTCCAATATTTGCCGGCTGGGATTGACCGATTACCCATCAGGTTACGAGCAACGCCTTCATCGGTAAGAAGCGCGGCAAACTTCTTTGAATTGCTGGAAGCGTTCTTGGAAACAAAAGCGCTGAAACCGCGAGCATTCATCCATTGTCCGCCGCCGGAAGCATTGTTGTGGATGGAAAGAAGAAGCACATTGCTTGCACCTTCAGATTTACAAATAGTGTTTACACGTTTTATGCGAGTGTTGATGGGAATATCGTTTTCTTCCGTCACAATCCGCTGTGCATCATAACCCAGGGCAATGAGCTTCGACTCTATGCGCTTGGCCATATCACGCGCCCACGCATATTCTTTAAGCGTGCCATCAGGAGATGATTTACCTTTCGTCTCCGCTCCGTGCCCTGGGTCAATCAATATCTTCATAACTGTTAAACTTTTCGTATAAGAATAGCGCCCAGCTCAGTCATGAGGGGGAACTTTACCATGAAAAAATGTTATATGTTACGCCTATTCCTATATAAGGGCTGATTTTTGTAGACGTTGCCCCAATTCCTATTTGGGGACCAACGCTCCATCGCTTGGCTTTATATTGGATAACCGTATTAGTAATAGACGTCACCGGCTGGTAGATTCGAATACTGTCCAGCGAAGACATATACCCACTCACCCATGCCTGATAAGTAGAGTCTTGGTAGACTTTCTGGGTGATAGGGATAGGAACTGTAACAGTATCAGGCAAAGCGTGTTCAGCATATATGTACGTTGTGTCATACACCGGTACTTTGACAATCTCATACCGAAGCACAACGCTGTCCTTCAGTATAGGAGTGCTGATGAATTTGACAACAGTGTCGGTTCTAATATCAGTTGCCCCCCCTACTGATTGGCTGTAGTGCTTGTTATAAATGAAAGCGGCTGCCACCACCGCTGCACAAGTGGTTAAACAGCCGCTGAAGAATGAGTTGAATTTCATATACCTATGGAATAATAGGGAATGTACCATTCTCGCTCTCCAAGATATTCTTCCGGGAGTTCGACCCAGCATCCTTTGATATTGTCAAAGCTCCCATTAACTTCAATGATTGTGGCATGCAATCCAACCAATGCCTCCAATTTCATATTCTTCAATGAAATGGAAGGCAGAATGAGAATAGTATCACCTGCTTTCATATTAATAGCCTGTTGGCGGTTGTCGGTTCGGGCAGCATGTAACTTCGCATTTGAGCATTTTAAGTTTAGTCAGCTCGACCGTCATTGATGCAATTTGATTATGTAGCTCCACCTTTTGATTGCGCTGATTGGAAATCTCATTAAAGAGCTCGTCAATTTTTGAATCCTTTTCTTTAATCGTATTGTCGTAATCTTGTCTCGTCTTCTGTAAGCATTCGCGTTCTTCATTGTAAAGCTTACGCCATTCCTCAGATTGCTTGGCTTCATTATCAAGGTCTTTGGTCTGGTTGTCAAGGTCTTTAGACTTACGTTCTTGCTTAACGTATAAGATTGACATTACTCCTGTAATGCCCCCTAAGCTTCCTACTATTGCTAAAATGGTTTCCAACATGGTTTATTTCTCCGTTATATCTGATTTAGATTGTTCTGGCATAATCACATTAAACGTAATACCGCCTTCACCCGCACCGTCAATGCTAAGCTTGCTTACAGACGCTTCCTTAACAGGGTACAGGTCCATTAAAGCTTTGATTCCGCTGACAGCTACACTACGGAGAGCGGCTGGAGAAAGCAGAGTGCCTTTACGATCTCGATATTCGGCCACTGAGCACTCTTTGACAATGCTGAGCAGATTTTCTCTGAGGAAAGTCTTCATGTATTTGGCCTCTTCATAAGACAGTTCATCCAGAGACTTTAGATAGGCCTGGATGTCAGGACGGGCCAACAATGCAATAGCGCGGCTTTTGGCTCTATTCGTAGAGTCGTTATACACCTCCCGATAACACTTTGCGGCGTTACCGGCAAATGGAGCCTCCCCGTTCGCATAGAGTTCGCAAAAAAGGATTTCTTGGTCAGTAAGTTGAATATTGTTAGCTTCCATTTTATCCACTATTATAATTAATGAAAAGGACATATTGGAATACGCCCTTTTCATTAACGAATAGTGTTTTATTGCTCTGATTGTTTATTTCCTTTGAGCAATTGTGTCATAATCATATCTCTAAATAGTTGAGTAATGCCTTCACATGCAGCTTCAACATCTTCAACGGACTTCAGAAACTGCATGTTGAAGTTGATTTGCAAGTCATAGCCTGAGATGTGAACCAACGTCTGCTTTGTTTCGGCATTGATAACTTCGCGAATGATACGGTCAGAGATTAGCTTGAACTTGACCGTCGGCTCATTAATCTGGGAATAGACCCCTTCCTTGGTTTGTTCTTCTGCCATAGCGTTATATTTTAAAGTGTTTACGTGACTTCTCAGCTTTGGACATCGCAAGGTCATAGCCTTCATATTCGCCGCCTACGCTTCTCATACGCTGGGTGAGGACTGCAACTACGTTAGTGGTTGCCGACACGTCTGCGTCTGCATCGTGGGCATCGTCAAGCTCTATTCCAAGGTTTTCGCACATAATCTCCAGCTTATAAGAGTTTACATTTGGATTATTACAAAGAGCGAATTGACCAAGCGCAATAGTGTCGATACAAAGCGGATGCCAGTTGCCATAGAAGTCTTTATCGCCTCGAAGCATCTTTTTTACTTCTTCCATCATGCCTCCATACTCCATCATTTGGCAGAAGAACCCCTCATCGAAGTAAACATGTTGCCCGATAAGGAATGGCTTTAAGTTACGCGGTACTTTCGGGGTGTTGTCAACGATGAACTGATAGACTTCCTGAGCCACTTGTTCAATCGGCTTGCCCTGCGTTTCCAGCATCTCCATAGTGATAGCCGAGTATTTGAGCGCGTCGGCGGTGTAATCCATCGGCTCCGGTTCGTTATCGTATACCGATTTAAGCACTTTGCGTTTCTTGGTTGCGCCAGCTATTTCCTTTTTATTATAAGGCAAAATGTAGCTGACGTATGAACCGATTTTCTCGAATGTATCGAGACGGGTGGCATGAATGGCTATCTGGGTGCAGGCGCTGGTCTGACAATCCAAACCGCCTGTTTCAAAGTCAAGTGTAAATGCCACCAATACGTGTGATTCTTCTTTAGGTGCTGACATTACTTTATGATTTCTTTGAACGTTAATAATGAATCTGCGAGGAAGTCTTCAATACGAGCATTGTTGGTGATTACGTAGTCGTAATCGCTCTCAGGGATGCTGATGCGGTCAAGGTCGCGTTTAACCCGCTCCTCTCCTACTTGCTTTATCAACAAGTCAACATCCCGCTTGACGAGCAAACTAACTATATCGAAATCCTCTGAGAAGCGTTCTTTCAACGTTTGCACGCCTTTCTCATCAATTACATATGTAAACACACCCAGCCCGGTAAACATTCTGTCCTCAATCGGCATCCAGTAATGATAACCACCAAACTCGGTGTAAGCTAACATTTGACTCTTGGCCGGCATATCGGCTTCTGTTACGAATACATGGTCTACACCGTTGATTTCGTTTTCTCTCTTGGGGCGTGTAGTGTATGAAACAAGCATTGGAACGCCAAGCGCTTTTTCGATGAAGCGAGCCATTGTCGTTTTCCCTGCTCCTGAAGGCCCTACAATGCATACGATGGTAGGTCTGAAAACAATTGTCTTTGTCATATGATTTCTATGAATTGGTTGCGTGTCAGTGTAAGATTATTGTGGCCTACGTAATCGCTGTATTTGATTTGGGCCATACATATTATCAATTTGTTCTTCATTCCGGTCAAAACAGCACGGACATTACGATACTCTTCAGGCCAGATTACAAGCTCTGCCATATCGTTGTTTTGCTGGAGAGTGACCTTTGCGAATGTCTCCTGCTCACCGGTCTTTTTGCTGGTAAACTTCTTTTCCTCAATCTCAACAATGGTAGCGGCAATAGCGGCTTTACGACCATCCTTATCATCATTAAGTGTTTCCTTCAAAGTTGTGTAAGAGGCGCGACCCTTGATTTGAGCCTTTATCTCACTATTGTCGTAGATACGCTTATAGTCGATAGCCCCCAAGCCTGACACTTTGATTTGTTGCTGAGACCAGAAATAGTGCTTGCCTCTCAAATCTTCGGGGAAATCCTTAGCCTTAATCTCAAAGCCAAGTGCGTCGGCGGCTTTCTCAACAATCGCAAACCGTTCTACAACTGAGAGCGCATTTTCAACCTTGTCAAAGCAGCCGGCAAGAATGAGGTTGAGAACGTGGCGAGCGTTAACCGGACACCGCTGCACTTCATCCTCATTATCCGGGTCATCCCAGTATTGATACTTCTTGAGCTTGTATTTGAAAACTCGCTCTATGAAGTTGATAATGCCGGTGAACTCTCCGTTCTTCTCACGTTCGTTGATAATCCAATCGACAGCTTTTGTTCCGACCATCTTGATTCTGGAAAGCGACCAGAATATTTGGTTGGTGGTATAGTCGGTATAGAAGTTCAACGCACTCTTATTAATGTCAGGAGCAACCACCTTTGCATTACTGCAAGCTTCCATCTCTGACATGATAGGAACAAGCTCCTTATCGTCTGCCCATTCAAGCGCTACCGTATAGAAAGCGGTTGGGTATTTAGCTTTTAGATACGCCCCAATATAAGAGGTAACGGCATAGGCGGTGGCGTGAGATTTGTTGAACAGATAGGAGCCGCACGCTTCAATCTGCTGCCAGATTGCAATAGCGTCGTCAATAGGACATCCATTTGCATCGGCCCCTTTAAGGAACTTCTCACGCATGGCTTGAATCTTCTCAGTCTTCTTTTTCGATATGAACTTGACGAGCTTGACCCCCTCGCCTAACGAGAAGTTGCCGACCTCTCTGGCAATCTGAGCCACTTGCTCCTGGAAGGAAATCAGGCCAAACGTATCCTTCAGCGCATTGTAAGTGCCCCACATATAGGTTGGCGCTACAAGACCTTTCTTACGGTCCACATACGCCTCTGTAGAGCCATTTTCCAAAGTAGCCGGACGGAATAAGGCATTAGCGGCAATCAAGTCTTGAATACAAGTTGGTTGCATTTCTACGAGGAACTTTGTCATACCTCTGGAAGAAAGCTGGAAGACGTTCTGCGTATATCCTTGCCGGAGCAGTTCATAGGTACGTTCGTCGGCAAGGTCGCTTTCTACTATGGCTTCCATTGTAAGATTTGCGCCATAGTGTTCGTTTATCAAATCGAATGTCTGGTGAAGCTTAGACAATTCTTTAGTGGCCAAGCAGTCGTTCTTCAGCAAGCCAAGCTCATCCAAATCATATCCGCTATTCTCACTGACAAGAATGTCGTCCACCTTTTTAATAGGTACGAAATCAAAGCACTCAACATCTTCCCCGTCCATTTCGTCAGGAGTAACAAGCAGTGCCGATGCGTGAACAGAACTTGAACGAGGCTGAAACATCAGCGTGCGAATGCTTTCAAATAACTGAGGATAGTCGTGTACGAACTTAGCCACCTTGCGGTTTGTCGCAGCCAGTTTGAAAATGTCGGTATAAGTAGCATTGTCATCCTCAAAGATTGCAGTAAGATAGTTGACTAATGACGGGCTGATGCGCATGGTTCGAGCCACGTCCTTAATAACCGCTTTTGCCTTCAGTGTGGTAAATGTACCGGCTGAGAACACACGTTGCTTGCCATCATGATTGTAGCGTCTTTCGATGTATTCTTTCACCTCTTGACGTTTATCTGATTGAAAATCGTTGTCGACGTCCGACCTTATGGCAAGGAGCCCGAAGCTCCTTGCACATACCCTCCATCTACAAAAGTGTCAACAACTTTGACAACTTTTGCGCTTTTAATTAGTTGAACCTTTAAAATTTTCATTTGAAGTAAGTTTTATAATTTACTACATTGTTGACGCATTGCTTTGACACGCCAAAGAGCTTAGCTACGTCTTTTTGTTTCACTCCACGACCGCATATCTCTCGGATTTCAGCTGCCTGTGCGTTAGTTAATATGGCATGTACATGACATTCACCGTAATCATGCTTCAATCCAGTTCTAACTGAGTGGTCAACGTTCTCTTGATGCGTTACCAGCTCTAAATTGCTTACAGCATTATTGAGTCTGTTACCGTCTTTATGATTGACTTCCAAAACAGAATCCGGTTCAAGTCCTAAAAACGTATAAGCTATCAGTCTATGTATAAGATGTTTAGAAGGAACATTATTAACTGAAAATTGTATACTAAGGTAGTTGCAGGTCGTTCCTTTAAAAGGAATAAGCACACGCCCTGCACGGAAATATGACTTGCCATCTTTACGCGTGATAATTTTATCTACACTCCTTATTCTTCCAAAGCTGCTGGCCTGATAATAGCCTTCAAAACCATGTATATCTCTCCATTCCTCTTGATTTTCAATCAGAGTAGTCTTCATAACCCATATATCTACAAAGGGCGCGATACACGTCCAGATTGAACTTGTTATTATTAGCATGACAAGCCTTATTAAAAGCCAGCAGCTCGTTGTCAATTTTGATTGTCTTAGGGCTTATAAAGAAGTCTGTAATAATGCCTTCCATAGAAGTACATCTACTTAGAGCCACATAAAGCATACCCGGCGCAAATGCATAGGGACAATGAATAGCGACATTATCGAATGTAAGCCCTTGACTTTTGTGAATTGTGATAGCCCAACCCAAAGCAAGAGGGTACTGAACACAAGCTCCTTTTTGTGTAGTTATGATTTTATTGCCTTGCACTTTGAACTCGCGCTCCACCCAGGTATAAGGCTCAATGGCAACGCATTTCCCGGTATCGAGATGCACGTGAATTTTATTTACATCTGGCTCAAAAGCGATAACCGTCCCCATAGAGCCATTGTAATACCCCTGCTCAGCGTTGTTTGTCAATATCATTACGCGAGCCCCTTCGCGCAGCTTTAACTCGACTTCACAAGGGGCATTCTTGTCATTGAAGTCGCCGACAAAATTGGCATGGAACGTATTCGTAGCCTCACCCAGCATCTGTCTGTTTATTTTATCGGCGTCTCTACGGAGCGAGCAGATATGGATGTGAGGCAATGTAAAGTCATTGCTTTTACGATTATCTCTTAATTCAGTCAAATCGTCTACATCCATTGGTAACAGCTGATACTCTCTAATGCGGTTGAGAATATTTACAAATCGGGCATCTCGCTGACGGAATACTTGGGTCAATTCGATAACCTGGAAGCCGACTTGTCTAAGTGCGCGAGAATGAAAAAAATAGTGTCCTCGATAGAACTTGTTAAGCACCTCAGCTTCGTTCTTGGTGATAACAGGCGGCAGTTGGAATAAGTCTCCAAACATTACTATCTGCACGCCGCCAAAAGGAAGTTGATTCATGCGATACAAACGTAATTTGCGGTCAATGTAATCCATGACATCAGGGCGTACCATACTTATCTCATCAATGATAAGGGTGTCAAGCGTCTTAAACAGTTTGAACTTGTCAGGATACAAACGTCCTTTAATCGGTGTATCGGGTCCTTGTGGTTCAAATGGGATAGTGAAAAGTCGATGCAGAGTTACACCGCCGGCATTGATAGCTGCAATCCCGGTCGAAGCGGCTACAACAATGCGTTTATGGGAATTTGCGACTATGTACTTTAAGAATGTGGTCTTCCCAGTGCCAGCCTTACCGGTGATAAAAAGGTTGTCGGTCGTTTCTTCAATTATCTGGAAGGCACGACTCATTTCTTCTGTAAGTGTCATAATTATAACTCGTTGATGGTGAAAAGGAGGTCTTTGTTGTCGAAGATGATGTCATCACCTTCTTCTAACTCGTCGGCATATATCCGAATCGTTTTGTCGTTACGTCTGACCATGAACTCGGCATCATAATCCACATTGATGGTTTTACCGTTTTCAAGAGTCAGTGCAAAATATTTCTTAGAGTCAATGTCGTTACCGATTATCGTAGTGTCTGCCGGTTGCAAGCCTGCACGTTCCGGAAGCAAGAATCGTTCAAAGATGAGGCCATACTTGATAGGGTCGATAAGCGTGATACCCAGCAGATAAAGCAGTAAAGAACCGGCGGCTGAACCACGCCCACAGCCAACAAAGATGTTATTACTTCGAGCCCAGTTACAGGTGTCATACTGAACAAGAAGATAGTCCACGTTGTCAGTTGATTCGATGATATACTTCTCATATTCCATCTGCTGGCGGTATTTCTCTATTTGGTTTTTAGGTGCAAGGCGTTGCAAGCCTTCTTCCAACAGCTGTGTGAACATATTATGCGAAGTGCCGTATTTCTTTACTTCTTCGGGGGTCAAGTCATACTTAGGCATATAATTTCTGGTGGTATCCATGCGGCCAACTGCATGATTTGCAATGTGAAATGTGTTTTTAGCGCACTCTTCAAATATTGCCGGCACATCCCAGTCGTCTCCGAAAAGGGCTTCAAACAAGGCGTAATGTTCGTCAGCGTCTTTGAAATACTGGTCGTCAGATTGCTCGTGCGCCGCTCCGTCTGCAACCTTATTGAGAATAATCTTGTTCTTGGCGTCGTCCTTATCAAGATAATAGCTGTCACTAAGCAGGATTGGACGCGGCATTGCAGCTTTCTTATACCATTCGTGGAAATAAGTCTTGGCGGCTTCAAGCACTCTGATGTCAATGCGCTCAGCTTTGTATTCTGAGAGGTCCACTTGATAGAAGATTGAGTCAAATACCTCTGTCAGTGTGGGAATCAGGTCAAGATTGTCTCTCAAAGAAGTTGGCGTATATTTGTCAAGTACAAGTGCATTTCCCTCGGCGCGGCGGAGCAGTTCTTCAATACTGATAGTCTTTTCTTCCACGTTGTCAACCATGATGGCTTTTTGTATTCTGAGGAGGTTCCTAAAGCCGCGTTGAGTCTGCACATACACTTTTGCACCAAACTTATAATCTCCACAATCGACTGTCAGAGAGTAGCCGAAAACAGGCTTGATACCGGCTGCATCACACTCTTTTTGGAAGATGAAGCAAGCCGCCATAGTGTTATAGTCGCACACTCCTAATGCCGTATGACCAAGATATTTGGCCTTGCGTATCCATTCTTCCGGCATAAAGCTTCCGTTCAGCAATTCAAACGGAGTATGCACGCCAAGATGAACGAACGGCACATTATGCTGGAGAGGAACACGTTCGCCTACGTATTTAAGGATATTCAGAGTGAACGTGCTATTGACGTTATAGTAGTAGAAGTTGTCGCCGAACTTGAATACGATATATTCAATGCCGTCATTCAGCAGTTCTTCAGGACGTACCAGACTGTTGAAAATAAGCTCACCGGCCTGGTCCTTTCGAAATATGCAATTATAAGTAGAGCGCTGAGTGTCCTGGAAGTATGCCTTGCCAAGACCCGGTATCTCTACAACATCAGTGTCTATTTGAGAATACTGTATTTTATTGTGTTCCAGCCAATCGTACAATTCCTTAATACGATCAGATTTTACTGTCGACATTGCTCAATTTATATTCTATTGGAGTATAAAGATTATAGGCAAAGGCATCATATATATCCCAAAAATCGGCCTCATCAAAATCCTTGCCGTCTCCTACGAGCTTTGCGATTAATACATTCTCAAAGTACTCGCTCAATTTAGCTGCGGCTACGTTGATTGCGTCTGAAGCATCGGTGTCGTAGCCAACTATTATATCTCGCACACCCTTAGATTGCAATTTGTAGATTTGAGTATCGCTAATCTTCTTCCCGAATGTGCATACAGGAACAATTCTATGGTTGTCATACAGCTCCAACTTTCTCGTGAGAGCAATAACATCAAACACCCCTTCCACCAATATTACGGTATCGGTTTCATCTTCAACAATTGCATCATAGTTGTAGAGCAACTTGACGAAATCATTCTCAGTGCTGTTGTTGTATCGTCGGATTTGATATTTCCCATTCAGCTTGGCCTTCACGTTATGAGCGTCAATATCATCTTTGCTCCAAGTGTGACGTGCAACATAGCCTACAATATCGCCATTGTCGTATATAGGGAATACTACATAATTGTCAAACTTGAAGTTGAGCCCACGAGTCGTTCCAACCGGAAAGTAAGCATAGTCATCAACCGTAAAGCCGCGAGATTTTAGATATTGGTTTTTGTAGCAGCGTTTCCACGACTTCGGCATTTCTATCACTGCAAGCTCATCGTCAATCTCGTCTTCTTCCAGTCCGAAAAACTCCGGCATTTCCAACGGTGCAAACTGGGCGGTCTCCTTAATCTGCAAATCAGGGCGACCAATATCCTCAAGCAAACGGTTAAGGTCTTTGGTCGTGCGACCGCATGAGAAGCAATGCCCCATGCCGAATACCTTGTTGTTTTTCTCAGGACCGACGTAAATACCGAACTTGCCGCCTGACTTACCACAATAAGGGCACTCAGGAACAATTAGGTTTTTACGACCGCCGTCCAACCTTGCGTGAAGCTCAACCTGGAGCTCACGTATCAAGTCATCCTTTTCTTCCTTACTAATGTACATAAGCCTTATTCTTATAGGTTAGCGGTACGTTGACGGTCAAAAAACCTCTCGTGGTCGTAATCGGTAGCAATCTTAAATGTATCTCCTTTTGCGAAGAAGCGGCTTTTTGCTACATGAATACGCATTGTCTTCTCTCGTCGCTCATTGGCAGACTGGTTAAGCGTGATAAGATGAGTCAACGGCTGGGCGATACCTTTGGCTTCTGACGATGAATACTCGGTCAATACGTTTTTCTCATCGTTGACCCAATCAGGATTCTCTATGCGAGCCTGATATGTCGTAACCACCCAGACGCCTTCCTCACTGGCAATATCCTTTAAGTCATTGGCAACTGCAATACGTTTCAAACGCTCTCCGCTGTCACCATATTTGCGCCCCGATGAGTCCGTCAGGAGGTCCATTGAGTCGATGATAATGATGTCAGGCTTCACATTATAGTTCTTGCGAAATTCAGCAATGGCTTCTTTGATATTGATAGTTGATACGTGCTGGTTGAACTTAGGGTAGCTGCGAACAAACAATTTGCCGGCAATCTCTGCAATCTCCTTGGCAAACTCATCCATTTCGGTGTCCTTGATATACCCCTTCTCATAACTATAAGCATTGCAAGCTACGAGCGCCGCGGAATAGGCATTCTCAACTTCTTCTCGACTGCCTTCCAGCTGGAAGTGCAATACATTGAACCCGTCGATACACGCCTGAGAGCCAATCCATCGTGATGCATGACTTTTACCGATACCTGTTGGGGCAAGGATGCAAGAGAGCTGACCGCGTAAGTCTCGGTCTTGGTTAAGATTGTCAAGCTCGTCAATATAGAACCTGGTAATCGCCCTGATTGCGCCGCGAGCATTGTTCTTGGCTCTGTTTTGAATGTGGCGCGATGAAAATGTATTGACTACATCTGTGAATGCCGAACCTGTTAATGAGAATGTGCGAACCCAATCAACGTATTTTGAAAGCTCCGACTCAGCGGCTTCAAGCCCGTCACGGTTATAAACTTCAGTTGATTTCTTTAGCATCTTCTGAAGTTCAACCCGCTTCAAATACTCTTCCAGCAATCCAAGACATTCATCGGTATCCAATGCTTCTCCATTATCATGAGCACCTTGCCAAAATCTTAGAGCACCGTTCTTACCGGTCAGTATTTGCTGAATGATGGCATAATTTGGCGTCCGACGATATTTTATATAGTAATCTTTGAAAGCCCTCAGAATAGCAGCCGTATTTCTCTCCGGGAGGTGTGCTTCCTCCACATATTCGCATACTACTGACAGAATATAGCTATCCTCGATACATGT